CTTCAGTCGGACCGTCTACACAACGCAGACGGTATTCCTGCCTCGCAGTGATATCAGTCTCAACAGACTGAATGTCGAAAATTCGGCCATCCCAGAGGATGCGCCATTCATAGCTGATGCCAGGAAACCAGCGCAGATTGATCCGCGCCGTCGTCTCTGAATTCTTGGTGGCCGACGCCTCAAATTCACGACCCGCCCCGGTCAAAACCTCCGCAGGGACAGAATCCAGCAGATCACCAGTCAAAGTCAGGGCCGGAACCCAAGCCAAGGACGTGGCGCCGGTGTCCGGGTCCTGCACTTCTACTTTCTTCTCGAACGAAACTCGATGTCGCAAGCGGGCGGCTAGCATCTAAACCCCCATATTGCAGCGGTGCGGCATTAGCTTCACTTCTGCGGCCTTGCGCAACTTAGCGGCATCGTCAGGCGTCGCCTGATAGCTCGCTTGGAGCAGCAGTAGGGCCGCTACCCTAACGCGCGCGGGCATTACGTCAGGATCAGACGGTTCGCCCTCTTCGCCGTCAACCGTAGTTGCGCAAGCACCGCTGAAGGTCTTGCGATTCATGAACGCCAAGGCTTCTTCCTCGGCGCCATCCAGCAACATCTGAAGCTTCGCATCGTCAGCTGAATGAATAACATCAAGGAAGGCCTTAGCATCGGCCAGGGCGATCAGGCTCACTCTTCGGTGACCTGAGCGCGGCGGCCGCGACCGCCTTTGTTCGCGGGGTCGTCAGTCATCTTGTTGTCGACAACAGGCGCCGCCTTCTCGGCCTTTTCCTTAACTTCCTCGGCTAAGCCTTTCTGGACCACCGCCTTAGCGTACTCGGGCGGCAGTTCGACCTCCGCGCCCTTCAGATGGCCATCGAAATTGGTCAGCGCTCGTACTTTCTGCATGTTTCTCTCCAAAAAAATGCGGGCAGCCGAAGCCGCCCGCGTACCCCTGAACGATTACGGCGTGGTCGTGTCGAGCGAGCCCTTCACGAAGGCTTCCGGACGGTAGATAACCACCAGCGTCCGTTCTTCCACACGGATCGTCGCCATGTTCTTGACGAAGTTGTCCTTGTTTTCGAACGAAATCGCCACGTTGGCGTCCTGACGGTCCAGCACCTGGGCGTGCGCTGCGAAGTCGCCCACCAAGCCATTGCCTTGGGTCATGGCTTGGGTGGACACCACATCGCGGCTCCACAGGCGGCCAGCAGTCGTGTTCTGCGGGTTGGTGAACAGGTAGCGCTGTTCGCCGTCCTTCAGAAGCTCGATGTTGGCCCAGTCCACCGGGTGCAGCACGATGCCCGTGGCGAAAGCGTTGGCCAGCTCCACTTGCAACATCATCAGGCGCAGACGATCCAGGCTGGTTTCGTTCTCGACGACCACGCCGGCCGGTTCCGCATATGCGGTCGCGGCGGTGTAGATGCCTTCCATGTTGCCACCGGCGCCGGAGCCGTTCAGGAATTGGTCCTCTTCGACCAACTTCAGCTGATACAGCATGCGACCTTCGATGTACGACCGGATGAACGGAACATCGTCCAGCATCTGGAGCGAGATGTCCGTCCAGTGCGCGATGGTAGGAACGGTGGCCGTGATGTTCTCGATGGTCACGTTCCATTCCGGCTTGGCCGCGCCTTCCGCAACGATGGTGGGGCCACCAGTGAAGCCCGTTTCACGCGGGTAGAACACGACCGGCTTGGAGGTGCGGCCCGGCATCAGCAGGTCGCGAACGGTCAGGCGACGAACCAGCGGGGAAACCATCGGCAACTGCTGGCCGGGGTAGTTCAGCGCCACACCGGTCGTGGACGACCCCAGCAGTGCCTTGCGGCTCATGGGGATCAGGACCGATTTGCCGCGCTGCGGATTGCGCAGCATCTGCATGTCGTCCGGGTTTTCCTCGAAGTGCTTGTTCAGAGCATTTTCGAGGGTGTCGCTGTCACCTTCATCGCCGGACTTCAGGCCGCGCGCAACCGTCTGTTGCAGCTCGACCAGCTGTTGGCCCAGTTCGCCTTGCTTGGTCAAAGCCTCATCGACCTTGGCCTTCAGTTCTTTGCTGGACTCCTTGTCGGCGTCCTTGTCGGCCAGCAGTTGGCGGCCCAGCTCCTTGACTTCGTCGGTCTTGGACTTGAATTCACGAGCCAGCGCGGCCAGGTCTTGATTGTCCTGTTGTTGACGGTCGCGGCTTTCTTCCTTACGACCGTATTCACGGGATTTGCGTTGCATGATGGTTTCCTTAATCGGAGGAACGAAGAGCCGCCAAAGCGGCGGCAACGGGGCTGATCTCACCTCGATCCGGTTCCCCCGGATTCAGAAGGCTCTTAAAACCGCAGGCGGCGATCATTTCCGCCTGTTTGCGCGAGAAACCCCTCTCCCGAAGGCTTTCTTCAAATTCTCGGATGGTCGGAAGGTTGCCTTCCGACAGCTTTTGCTTGATTGCATCGATCTGCGCATCCGGATTCGCCGGAAACGTCACGATGCTGATTTCTTGCAGATCCAACTCGTAAAGCTTGCGTATGCCGGTCTTTTCGTCGTATTCCGACTGATCCACGAAGTACCCGATGGAGAGGCCCTTGATGACGCGCCGCTTCATCAGCGCGTGCGCCTGCGCGGCCAACGGAATTTCGTTGATCATCAGCCAGCCGGAAGTCTTCAGGCCGCGCTCGTCCTCTTCCAGAAGGTCATAGCCGCCAATCGGTTCATCGCTTCGATGCTGCCAGAGCGCCGGGATCGGATCGCCGGACTCCTTGATGCGTTCCAGGCTTTTCTTGAACGCCCCGGGCATCACGATTTCGCGGTAGCTGTCCAACGTGCCGAACACCGACCCGTAGCCGGTAAAAGTACCGTCGTCCTGTACGTCCGTCGCCTTAAACGCCATCTGGCGGTGCTTGATCGATGCTGATTTGCGGTTCATTGCTGTTCCTCGTCCGGTGTAGCCGGCGCTGTCGGGGCCTCTTCGGTGTCTTCTCCCAGCTTGTCCAGTGGGGATAGGGCCGTTTGAACGGTGAGCACTTCGGCATTGCCACCCATCGCGGGCAGGT